TCACCTATCATTTGGTTTTCGGTCCCCTTCACTCTTCAGGATCTCCCATATCTTCAGAAGCTGCTCTCGTCGTTCCTCCGGCGCCTCAGCCAGTTCTTTAAAGAACAGCCCCAGTTCCGGATCCTTGAGCTCCTCTGGAATATCATCCTGCTCCGGCGGGTTCGGATGGTCAGTTCGGCCGAGGAGGTAGTCAGTGGTGACGTTGAAAAAGTCGGCGAGCTGTCTAACGAATTCAAAAGAGGGCTCTCTTTCATCCCTTTCATACATTCCAATTGTGCTCTCGCCGAGACTGAACTTATCAGCCAAGTCCTTCTGAGTCATATTCATTTTTTTCCGCAAGAAGCGGAGTCTTTTACCAAAAGTCATAATAATCACCTATCACAAATATAACCCCAAAAACGTCACCTGCCATTTGGTTTCCGATCCCCTTCGCTCTTCAGGATCTCCCATATCTTCAGTAATTGCTCCCGCCGTTCCTCTGGCGCCTCAGCCAGTTCTTTAAAGAACAGCCCCAGTTCCGGATCCTTGAGCTCCTCTGGAATGTCATCCTGCTTCGGCGGGTTCGGATGATCAGTCCGGCCGAGGAGGTAGTCAGTGGTGACATTGAAAAAGTCGGCGAGTTTTTGAAGTGTTTCTGTATCAGGTGTTCGGTTGCCGTTTTCATATCCAGAGATAGAAACTTTTGTAACATTGATTTTCTTTCCAAGCTCTTCTTGCGTGAGCTTTTTTTCTTGTCTCAGCTTTCTTAGACGGTCACCTAACACATAAAACACCTCTTCGCGTGTACTATAAATAATTATAAGTTAACAAATAGATAACCAAAAGGCCTTAAGTTCCTTGTTAACTAAATAGAAATTTTTTTATTAAAAACTCTTGAAAGTTAACCTTAGGTTAATTATAATTTAGTTAACAGCAGGTTAACGACAAAAGGAGGTGGGAGGTGTGAAACTCGAAAGGTTAGAAGCTGTACGTAAAAAATACGGCCTTACTTGCAAACAAGTTGCAGAATCAGTAGGTATCTCTAAGGAGTATTACTGGATGATTGAAAACGGCAAACGAAGACTTACTTATGATTTAGCCGTAAAAATCGCACAAGTCTTTAACGCCCATCCAGATGATATTTTTTTGGACAGTAAGTTAACTGTTAGTGAACAAAAATGACACAAATCCCACTGTCTGTGAAGGAGGTGAGCAGAATGACCAACTTAAATAAATACGTTATCATTGCTCGGTTGCACATCTTGATAAAGCAAGAAGGGTTTAGTGAAGCAGACCTCAAAGAAGCTGTTGATCTGCTTCACAAGGAGCTATTCCCAGAAGTTTGGGCAAAAACTAGCGCTTTGAATAACAAAGCTTAAGTTCTGTTAACGATTTGTTGAGAACCTGTTTTCCAATCTGCTTGGCATTTTTGTAGCTTTCAACAGCCCAAAGGTTATCAGCTTTCAAAAATAGCTCGATTGCTCCCATTGTGGGCTTAGTAGAGATAATGTCAGTAATATCCCTATACACATTGTTCTGGTCAGGAACCATAAGACAAATCTCATCCGCTTCCGGGTTGATACCGACAACAATATCATTGGCCAGCATAATGGTAACAGGGTAGTCCAAGTAATCATAAATCAAAATGTGTCTGCCGTTCGATGTGATGTGATCAACTGCCTTAGGTTCATACATTGATTAGTCACCCCCTTCCCACCGCATCATTCGACAGGAGGGAAGGAAAATCCTGCAAGGCAGGTGACAGCATGAACACCATTCAGGATCAATGGGCTATGGCCGAGCTGAAGCATCGGCTGCTGGTGATCATCATGCAGCTGAAGGACGACCCGGCATTTACGAAAGACGACGCGGCGACACAAATCCCACTGTCTGTGAAGGAGGTGACAAAGTGCCAGACAAAGAGCAAGAACTCGTCCGTAAGTTTGAGGAACTCGTTCTCACTCTTCCGGCGCATGAGTTAACAGAAATGCTTGAATGCAGTTACAGCATGCTGCATCGATTAAAAGGACAAATTCGCCATAACCATCACAAAAGAGCGGCGATTTCATATAAGGGAGTCATTACCTTGCTGTCGCGTTATTTACTCTAAAGTACTTAAGATAATAAAAATCCCTAATCAATGCATCGGGTGAGTCATCTTCTTCAAAGTAAATCGAAACATTTTTGAAATGGTGTTTGTTTTTTAAACGATTGATATCGAAGAATGGTTGTTCAACATCTTCAAGGCACCATTCAAAAAGCACATTAAACAAAATAATGTCATTTTCCAATAACTCAGATAACTGTTTTCGGTTTAAAGGCTCGTTTTTCATTAGTTCGGCACATTTTTCTTTAGCAGTTGAAAAGATGTCTAATAAAGTTTCCCGGTATTTAACAGGGTGATAAAAGAATTTTGTCCCATTGATCAGCAAAGGCATCCCGTTAGGACATTTTTCTAAAGCATCTTGATACACATCTTCCCAGCCGCAAGGAATGGTACGTAAATCCAAGTGCCATAAGTATTTTCTCATGATTATCATCGCTCCTAGTTCAGTAGAAATGGCTCCTTGCCAACCACATATCCCACTGTCTGTGAAGGAGGTGAAACGAATGACAATTGAGCAACAAACGAATAAAGAGATGGTTCAAGCCATTGAACAATACGTCGAACAAGAGTCTGAAAAGTGGGCGCAACATGTTCTTAGTAATGCAAAAACGGTAGACGATTTAATGACGGCTCTATGGGAGCATGGAAAAGTAAAGAAAGATGGAACCGAAGTTGAACGCATGTTGCATCGCCTGATTTATGAACGTGGTGCATCTAGGATCAAGGCCCTGATGACGGAAATTGAAACTCTCGCACTGAAGAGAGCACTGTCCCCAAAGGGAGACAGCGCAATACGTTAATTTAGTTGCTGAATTTGATCTTTTAGCATACGTTCAACAATCTCATGTTGTTTTTTGTAGTTTTCAAATTTTGAATATAGCCAAGATGTATTTCGATCCCGTTGCGCAATCACTTCCTTTAATTCAAAGTAAACATCATTCCAGAAGTTGAACAGTGAAGTGATTTCATAATGAGCAAGTTCTTCGTTCATTGCTAAAAATAATTTAGCTTTTTCACTAAGTGTATAAATCTCTGATAAGTAAACGCTGACGATTGGCGATGGGTTTTTAGGATTGTTTACCGTTTCTTGGTACAAAGAATTTGTTTGATGAAAGAGCTCAGTGCAATTGTTCAAAAGCTCAATCAATCGATATTTATCCATTTGTTTTTCACCCCCTTCCCACTGCCATGATTCGACAAAGGGAAGGAAAATCCTGCAAGGCAGGTGACAGCATGAACACCATTCACGATCAATGGGTCATGGTTGAGCTGAAACATCGGCTGCTTTCGCTGATCATGCAGCTGAAGGATGACCCAACGTTTACGAAGGACGACGCGGCGCTGGAAATCGCCGAGGTGCTCGACTGGATCGAAGAAGCAGCGCCGGCCGTCAGTTATCAAGCAATGGTTAAATGCTATGATGCGAGGTGAACGGAATGTCATCAAACGCTCCTCATGCCCCGCATAAACATGAACAAAGGGGGAATGCGGGCATGAAGGAATTCAAATACGGCAACACGACGGTCATTGTTCACTCCCCATTGGTACTCATGAGTAAAGAGGAGCGAAAGCAATGGTTTGAACAAGAATGGCAAAAAGGCAATCCGATCCTGCGGCAAATCGCCGAGGCGGTGCTGGACTGTTACCGATCTATGGATACTGTACCACAAAGTCACAAGGATGATGGTAGAAAGGGGAGCAGGGAGGATGAGTCGCGGTAGAGCGGCCGACGCGGTGAAAGCAGCGCGGAAGAAAACAGGGATGACCCAGCAACAGCTGTCGTTTGAAATCTATGAATCTCGTGAATCGGTATCGCACCAAGAGAACGGACGATACCGAGTGCAACCGAACATATCGAAATATTTCGCCGAAAAGCATAACAACCCGTGGGTGGCTCTCGAGGCGGCAGCTGAGTACACCGGATGGGGGCCAGTGAAGCTGGATGGGGATGCCGTCGATCTTCACCGGGCGAGCGTCACGATGAAAACACGCGAGGAGCTCGCCGAAGCCCTCGAGGCGATCGAAAGCGTCTGCGTGGCGAACCATCCGCGTTCCATTCGCGAGTTCGATAAACAGCGCTTGGAAGAGGCGATGATGCAAGCGATCGACGCGATCGTGGCGCTGACGCAATACGTGGCGGTCATTTGCATGGATTACGGGTTCTCATGGTGGAAGATGTGGAAAAAGCATCGCGAGAAGCTCAAAACAAAAGGATTTATTAAACAGTGAGGAGGATGAATCATGGATCATGCAATTGAGGAACTAAAAGGCTTTTTGCGTATCGAGTTAGAGGAACTGCGTGAGGAATGGAAAGACGGAAAAGGTGCGTATAAAAAACTTTCCGACTGCCCGAGCTACAACCCATGCAAAGCGTATGTCGACGCGATTAATGTTCTTGTGAATGCTCGTTACTATCCTGAGTACGTTGAGCAATATAAGTGCCCGTCGGTCGAAGAATTAGTGAGACGAGGAGGATGATGCTGATGAGAACGATTAAGGTGACTGTTGAGGAAATGTCCGCCATTCTTACGGCGTTGCATTCTCAACTTAAGGAGTTTAAACGGTTGAAGTCGTCAGGTGCTGATGTTGACGATCTCATCGAGCTCTATGAGCGTACCATTGAGTCGCTGAAATATGCTGACTGAACTTGAACTGATCGCAAAGCTGCGAACCGCCAATATTACCGCGATTATCGGAAAGGGGAATGAGTGATGAAAATGTATCTCGTATGGGTCGCCAGTTCATTGATGACAGCTAAGGAGGTTCGGGCGGCGTGTGCTGAGTTGCGTAATCATCCGGAACTGATCGAAGCCATTGAGCAAGAAGCAAAAGCAAAACTGTACAACATGAAAAAAGCAGCAAGCCAAACGCCCACTGCTTCTTGAAAAACCAGCCCTATCCATAACATATCATGTTGCCAACCAAAAGGCAAGCTCATGCTTGCCGACTGGAGCGCAGGCCGCGGGTGTGCCCCCAGCCCGCGAGCGCTTGTGCTTCAGTCGGTGCGCATGAGCCCAAGCCAGACTGAGCGAGAGCGGGCGACGATCCGAAAGGGGAGCCGCGCCACAATACATGTATGGTCATTGCGAAGACGTCTGGGATCATGACGAAGGAGGTCAAAAGGATGCTTCTGATTGCACAACAAGAGGCGGATTTGCGGCAAAAGGCATCACGATGCATTGAGTACATACAAGAGGCGCTGCAAAACCGCGATTATGAAACGATGACGATTGAAATGTCTGAGTTGCGGTACTTAGTCAGACAGTTGCAAGAACTTGAACAAAAAGAAGCGCGGCGCCAGCAGTTATTGAACATTATCAGGGATATGCAACGTCGCGGCATTCAAATTGACTTTGTGAAGCTGGGAGAGGAGCGGAAGGCGTGAATAAGCTGGATAAACATGAAAAGAGGCGCATTCGGCTGCAGATCTGTGAATTGCTGGATTCGCATTGCCGTACGTGTCCGGAACGGATCAAATATCGCAGCACTATATGCATTGCTGTTTGCCCCGTCAGTCAGGAAATGCGACGGTTGGCAGCTATGCTTGAAGAAAGCGATCAGCCTAGCGATACCGTTCAGGAGATTGAAACGAGACAACCGAGACGGAAAGGGAAATGGTCGGCGGAGGAAGTGTTCTACCTTTGGCATCATCGCAACGTTTTGACGATTGATGAGCTCGCCAATCGGCTCAATCGAGCACCAAAAGCCGTCTACGAAAAGTTGAAGCAACTCGTGAAAAAAAGCGGCATTTCTGACGCTGGGTAAGAAAGGAGGTCCGGAAGCTCCCATTCTACGATATGCTTCCAGGGCGGAGAATATGCTATTTGAAGTGGAATTTGTCGTGAAGGAAAACGGCCATTTCGAAACGATCCAAACGGCACTCATCTATGCGCTCACAGTCACCGAGTGCCGGCGGATCGCCGACGAAATGGCCTCCGAACTCGAAATTAGCGGGATTCAGTACTTTATTTCAGAACTCTGATTTTTATCATGCCATACGGAAATAGGTTTTTCAAGGGGGAGGGGATGTAACATGGCGACATTGCTTCTAGACGATCAACCGCTGGTCATTTTGCCGCAATTAGCCGTGGCGATCGGGCTGAACGAAAGCATCGTCGTGCAGCAGCTGCATTATTGGCTCGAAAAAAGTGAAAACGTCCATGACGGCTATAAATGGGTCTATAACACGTACGAGGACTGGCAGGCTCAATTCCCGTTCTGGTCCGAGAGCACGATTCGACGGATCATCACCAAGCTTGAAAAGATCGGGATCATCGTCGCGGCGAATTTCAACCGTTCCAAGATCGACAAAACGAAATGGTACCGGATCGATTATGACAAACTGGCCGAATTGACAACGCCGTCCAATCAAAGTGAACAGACGACTGCTCAAAATGACGCCTCGACTGCTCAAAATGAACAGACGACTGACGAAATCGTCAGTCCATCTGCTCAAAATGAACAGTCCATCTGTTCAAGTTGGACAGACGAGCTGCTCAATTTGAACAGACCAATACCAGAGAATACTACAGAGATTACTACAGAGAAAAAAGAAGAAGTAGAAGAAGACGCGCGCGCGCATTCCTTCCGGGAGATTATTCAATTCGTTGAACAAAACGGCTTTGGCACCGTTGGCAGCTACATAGGGGAAAAGATCGTCTCCTGGGTGGACGATACGTCCGAGGAATTGGTCTTAGAGGCGTTAAAAATCGCTGTAGAGAACGGAGCCAAGACGTGGAAATATGTCGAGACCATTTTACGCGACTGGTTCGAAAAAGGCTATCGAACTGTTGACCAGGTGCGCGCTGCACAGCTGGCGTTTCGAGAACAGCAACTGAAAAAACGATCGGCTTCCTCCACGTCTGGTGACGATCGAAAAACACGAAAACCGGTTCGCACGGAGATCGTGCCGGATTGGCTGAAGATGAACTATAGCCAGCCAGAGGATGACGACTTTGACATCGAACAGGCGCGCCGAGAACTTGAGGAACGCTTGAGGAAATATAAAGACGATCCTGACGGGTGGTATTGATGGGCTATCCGTTATGGATCCGTTTGGAGTACCGGAATGAGGTTGGATCGGTGATCGGATTAACGGCTAGCGTATGCTCAGAGGCGGATTTTCTCAATGTCCTTGAGCATTGTGGCATCACAAGAACCAATTTGCTGGCGGTGCGGATCAATGACAAGGATTATCCCATCTCACGCCTAGATGCTCTTTTTGCGAAGCTGCAAACGGAAGGGAGGGGATCGTTGTGATACTGATCAAGTACGTGCTCATACAACATTTGCGTCGTCAAGGCATCTTTTCCGCAAGCGATGGCCGAGCATTCTCAAAGCTGACCTTAGAAGAGATTCAACGTGAATACGAACGAGCCGGAGGTGACCAGCATGGATTGGTCCAAGGCGACCATACGGCAGCTTGTGACCATCATTCGTTTTGAAGAGTGCCAAGAAGCATATAAGCAACGAGCGCGGCAAGAAATCCGACAACGGTTAGGGGGAGAAGAGACCATGAAAAACCAACGCCAATCACTGCATGGCCCGGTGAAAATCAGTTATTTAACACCGGAGGAGCTCGAAGCGTACCGAAACCGTCCACGCAAAACATACTACGATGACGACAATCGCCGAATCATTGACTGGCGCTGGCCGAGATCAAGGGGGACACGGCGATGAAACTGAAAAGACTATTCAAGCTGCAGAGGGAGTTAGACGAACGCATTGTGAAAGAGAAAGGACTTAGCGGGCAGGATTTGTTGCCAAACAAGGTTTTAGCTCTGCAAGTGGAACTTGGCGAGCTGGCGAACGAGTGGCAGATGTTCAAGTATTGGAAGGGAGATCCTCGTCCAAGAACCGTATCACTCCGTAATCCGGCAGTGATGATGCCTGAGGATCAAGAATGGTATAACCCACTGCTTGAGGAGTACGTGGACTGCCTTCACTTTGCATTATCGATCGGTATCGATACAGGCAATGATGATCTTACGTTTGTTATGCCAAATACAGACTCCGACGTCATAAACACATTTATTGAACTCAATGCAATAGCGGCAGAACTGTTAGATCGCCACTCAATGGGAATGTTTGTGGATACAGATATTTTGTACATTGACCTGCATGTTAGATAGTTCAATATTTGATGACGAGTAGAAGATTAATTATACATTCCGACGATAACACGAAAAAAAGCCGGGATCCCTCCCGACCACCTTAATATCATTATACCACAGCGGAGGGATCCCAGTGAGAAGATCACAAGAATTGCAGATTGATATAGATAGCATGACGGTCTCTCATCCTGTTGTTCCGGGAAAAGTGATCGTCGTTGTGATTGACGGCGTGCAAGGAAAAGCGAAGGTAGCGGAAGCGGTTGAACACGGCTATACGATCATCGAAACGGCAAAAGGCAAGACAGCACGGATCAAGTATGAGGAAAGCGAGCTGTTCTAAGGATGAAAATGATTGTCCTGCCACCAATATCAGAGGACGATGCATTGGAGCTGGCGGAATATCTCAATGTTGCGATCGCCTATATAGGAGATCCAGACAGCTCTGGTTTATATCAGTTGTTTCATTTTCTACGTGAAAAGTGCCAGGAGATCGAGGAGGAACGCTGGCGCAACGACCCGAGAAACTGGGGAGCTTGCTGCAAGTGGCCGTATAATGACGATGATTTTCCATTTTAGGGAGGAGACAAGGTGGACGAAGAATTGATTATTGGTAAATTGGCTTATAAAAAACGAGGTTTTTTCAGTGGATTGGTCGGTACCATTCAAGAAAATGATAAAGGCATCACGCCGTATAAACTCGTTTTTCGATTCGCGGCAGTAGGGATTAAGGGTAAGGATGACATCGTCATTGTCGGTGAAGAGGATAGAAAAAATATCACGGGAAAAGTAAATTCTGCTCCATTTTTGAGAAATACGAATCCACTATAGCTTGAACCGATAGTGGTTTAGTTTACGGGAGGGATTTTCGATGAATCAATTGCAAAAAGTGTTTATTTACAGCGGCAGTCAAGTACGAACAATTATAAAGGATGATGAAGTTTGGTTTGTGGCAAAAGATGTTTGTGAAATTCTAGATATTGCTGATGCAAGAAAAGCAGTCCAAAGACTCGATGAAGATGAGCGGAGTTTAATTCCGGTCACCGATTCGCTGGGAAGAAAACAAGAAACATTCATTGTGAATGAGCCTGGTTTATACACGCTCATTTTAGGAAGTCGCAAATCAGAGGCTAAACAGTTTAAGCGATGGATCACACACGAAGTCATTCCGACAATCAGAAAAACGGGCGGCTACGTAGCAAACGACGATTTGTTCGTCGAAACCTATCTAAAACACGCGGACGAACAGACCAAACTGTTATTCCGTGCCACGTTGGAAACGGTCCGAAAACAAAACGAACAGATCGCGGCGATGCAACCGAAGGCTGACTACTTCGATGCGTTGGTCGATCGGCGTTTACTCACGAACTTTAGAGACACGGCCAAGGAACTGAAAATTAAACCTAAGGCCTTTATCGATTGGCTGTTGGAGAAAAAGTATATATATCGAGACCAAAAAGGAAAGTTGAAGCCATATGCTCAATACGTGCCGTCTCTCTTTGAATTGAAGGAATGGGAACGAAATGGACGAGCTGATGTGCAGACACTTGTGACGCCGAAGGGACGAGAAACGTTCCGAATCTTGCTACAAAAGGCAGCTGTTTTGATATAATGGAATCAAAACCAAATATGTCCAAGACCGAGAGCGTGAGGACACTGATGATGCAGGGAGATCCCTGTATGATTGGTGTCCTCTTTTCTTTTGCAATGAAAGGGGAGGGAAAGCGGATGCGCACTATGAAGGATCAAATGCAAAAATGGATCAAGGCTAACAATATGGCCTATCGGTCAGAGAGGAACCGAAAAGAACGAAAGCAGAAACGGAACAAAGAGCGGATGACGGAGCGGGAGATTAAGGAGCTGATGGGCGTCTGCCGTCCGGTGTATCGGCGCGGCAAGGGTGGCGCATTCCGTCAGCGATAGGGGGGAGAGCGTTGAAAGAGTTCATGTTGCCAGAGATTGATCGCGCGGCTACTAAAAGGGCAGTAGAGGCGGCATTGGAGAAATACCGCGTCTACTTACTGACGCTTCGGCTGGATGAAATGCCGAGAGTCACGCAGTGTTATTCGCTTGTTCCGGCACCGTCCAATCAGTTTCGCTCCTCAACAGAAAGCATCGCAATTCGTACCGTCGATTATGAGTGGGAGCGGGAAGAGTATATCCGGCGGATCACCAGTGCAGTAAATCGCCTAAGCAAATGGGAGCGTGCCATTATTGTCCGACGATATATGTCATGGGAGGATGTCTACGACTATGAAGTGTATCCCGAGCTTGGTATGAGTGAACGAAAGTATTACCGGCTAAAATCGAGGGCATTTTACAAGCTCGCCTTTGCTTTAAAAATCGAAGTGTATCGCGAGGAAAAAAGCGAGGTGACTCTATCGTGAACTTTGTTCAGCCGATTCGTGATCCGGAGAAGATTGCGGCAATGAAGAAATACTTGTTACAACGAAGCAAGCGAAATTATATTTTATTCATCATCGGAATTAATACAGGTTTGCGTATATCAGATATATTGCAGCTGAAGAAGGAAGATTTGCTTCAAACGCATTTGAAGTTGAGGGAAAAGAAAACAAGAAAAGAGAAGCGAATTCGTATTCCGCCAGCGATACGGAAAGAGTTGATTGAGTACGCAAAAACACTTAAAGACGGTGAATATGCTTTTCGAAGCCGACAAGGCGGGAACCGTCCTATTGATCGCTCAACAGCGTATCGTATTTTGCGTGAGGCGGCTGAATACGTGTCGCTGGATGAGGTGGGAACGCACACGCTCCGAAAGACCTTTGGTTATCATTTTTATCAACAAACCAAAGACGTGGCGATGCTCCAAGAACTGTTCAACCATTCCAGCCCTCACATTACGTTGAAATACATTGGCGTCAACCAAGATGCGATGGATAAGGCGATGCTGAAGTACAAAATTTAATTTTTTGCTCTGTAGTACACCATAAAAAAACGTGTAGTGCACTCATGGAAAGAAGGGGACTGAACCTAGAAATATCAAGGGGTTGCAGCATTCGGCGAGTGCATCAGTCTGTAAATTGAAGTGCACTGATGGGAGGGAAAGCAAGTGTTAGTCGAGGAAGCGAAAAAGCAAATCCAATACTTGCAAGAATACATTCGGAAGATCGAAAACTACACGCCCACCACGATGGAAGAGGAAGCCGTCTACTTATATGTGCAGTTGGAGAGCGTCACAAAGGTGGTGCAGGAGCTAAACAAGAAAGGCTACCGGATCGGGAAGCGGAAACTGACGACGGTGGACGTGTCGAACATCATTCGCGGAAAGCCAAAGGACGAGATGTATGAGTTGGCCAAGAGGTTATTTATGAAAAACAGGAAGAGCGGAAGCAGGCGTTGGTGATGTGAAGTTAACATAATAGTGGCAGAAAAACGGCAGATTTTTGGCGGACTGTTTGGTTATGGTGATGCTATGATGTTAGTGTAAGGCACTGGCTGGTTGAGTAAGCCGAATCCTCCTTCCATGATCGTCACCCGATTGGGTGGCGTTTTTTATTTGAGCGTAGAGCAGTACCAAGACTTTAATAATCGTTTAAGCATCCCTCGGGGTGCTTTTTATTTGGAGGGAAACTATGCGAGATTTAAAGGTTAATGTAAGCTGGCACATTATTGCAGATATAGATAACTGCATGGTTGTTGGCTTTTGTGTGGATGGAAAGCTGGCGTTTATTGTTTCAGGAGAGCCAAATGAGTTGTATGAAAAGCTGAAGCACTTCTTTTAAGACAAGGAGTAGTGACAATATGCCAGCTAAGCCATTGAAACCGTGCGCTGTTCCTGGCTGCCCAAACCTCACACAAGGTCGATACTGCCAAGATCACCAGCATAAAGAACAGCAAGACAAATCCCATCGCCATCGTTACTATGACGAACATCTCCGCGATCAGAAATCACGTGATTTTTATCACAGCAAAGAATGGCAGCGAGTAAGACAAGCAGCGTTGATGCGCGATAACTACTTGTGCCAGCATTGCCTCGCTAAGAAGCGCGTCACGCCGGCCGATGTCGTAGACCATATTGTGCCTGTAAGGATTGATTGGTCATTACGCTTATCATTAGGCAATCTGCAATCGCTTTGCAACCCGTGCCACAACAAGAAAACGGCCGAAGACAAGCAACGATATGGGGAGGGGCGGGTCAAAAATTTTTAGCCGGGCGGCTATGGACCGCGCGGGCCCCTCAGCGTGCACAAAGTTCCCTTTTTGGCGTAAAAGGGGGTTAACAGTTTTTGGACAAAATCCAAATGAAAGGTGGTGTTGAACATGGGCCGACGTGCGAAGCCGGTTGACTTGATTTTAATTCAGGGGACAAAGCATTTGACGAAAAAGGAAATCGATGCCCGGAAAGAAGCCGAGGCGAAGCTCCGTCCAAATGATGACAAAGTGAGACCTCCCAGCTGGCTCGACGGTGTGGCCAAGAAGGAGTTCAAGCGGATCGTGAAGGAGCTGAAAGAGATCGGGCTGGTCACGAACGTCGATGTGAATGCTCTTGCCTTGTATTGCGACGCCTATGCCAACTATGTTAAGTGCTCGCAGATTATTGAGGAAGAGGGGCTCATGGTTGAATACACCAATAAAGCGGCGGAGACGAATAAGGTTCCTCATCCTCTACTCACGAAGAAAAAGCAACTGCACGAGCAGATGAAATCTCTGGCTATTGAATTTGGCTTGACGCCAAGCTCTCGAGCGAAGCTTGCTTTGCCGAAGGGAGAACCGAAGCAGCCGACGCCGTTTGAACAGGAGTTTGGTGAAGTATGAGTTTGAAGCAGTGGCTTATCGATTACTCGCATGATGTCATTGATGGCCGTGTGATTGCCTGCCAGAAACATAAATGGGCGTGCATGCGTTTCTTAAATGATATCGAACGTGAAGGTACAGAAGATTTCCCTTACATTTTTAGCGAAACAAAAGCGATGCGCTTCCTCAAATGGATGACGCTTTTTAAGCACACGAAAGGTGTACTCAAAGGGCAGCATATCCGTCCACATGAAATTCAAGTGTTTGTGTTTGGTAATATTTATGGATGGGTGCATAAAAAAACAGATTATCGGCGTTTCAAGAAAGCGTATTGGCAGGTAGGAAGGAAAAATGCGAAGTCGCAGAGTCTAGCGTGTGTAGCGTCCTATGAAGCAATGGCTTTCGGTGAGAACATGTCCGAAGTATACATCGGCGCGACTAAAACAGAACAAGCAAGAATTGTCTGGAAGGAAACCGAAGCCATGCTGGCCGGCTGCCCGGAACTAAAAGGGAAATATGAAGTGAAGTACGGGGCCATCCATCACCCGAAAAGCCGATCCATTATCCGTCCTCTTTCCAAAGAGGATCGGAAGACCGGTGACGGTTTAAATCCGCAATGTGGCATTATTGACGAGTATCATGCCCATGAAACAGATGAGATTTACAACATTCTTGATTCCGGCATGATCGCCAGGGCGCAACCGTTGCTGATGATTATTACGACGGCCGGCGCCAACTTAAACAATCCGTGTTATCGAAGCGAGTATCAATACGTTTCAAAGCTGTTAGACCCAAACAGCCCAGTAGAGAACGATCAATACTTTGCAATGGTCAACGAACTGGATAAAGACGAGGACGGAAACCTGATTGATGACATTAAAGACGAAAAAGCATGGCTGAAAGCGAACCCGATTGCGGCTTCCTATCCGGAAGGGGTGGAAAATATTCGCGCCAAGCTCAAAGAAGCGCTCGAAAAACCGGACAAAATGGATGATTTTTTAACGAAAAACATGAATGTCTGGATCAATAAGCGGGAGCAAGCCTATATCTCGGCCGAACGCTGGGCGGCCTGTGGCGCCGAAAACCTGCCGGATATCAGCGGATTGGATGCGTATGTAGGCGTGGACTTGTCGGCCACGACGGACTTAACGAGTGTTTCCATCGAAATTCCGTTAGATGACGGCAAATTTATCGTCTTATCCCACTCGTTCATACCGGAAGAAAAGCTCGATGAGAGGGTTAAAACCGATAAAATGCCGTTCGATCAATGGGTTCGACAAGGATGGATCACAGCCACGCCGGGAGCGGTCGTCGATTATACGTTTGTACGCGAATATATCAAGTCAATTGAGCCGACATACGGGGTTTTGGTGAAGGAAATTTGCTACGATAAGTACAATGCGCGGCATTTAATGCAAGAGCTTGAGGCGGACGGCTTCACAACAGTAGAAATTCCGCAGGGGATTCGCTATTTGACAGAGCCAACGAAAAATTTCCGGACAAAAGTGTTTGAAAAGAAGATCATTCACAACCAAAACCCCGTTTTAACATGGGCAGTCGGCAATGCGGTGACACGAAAAGACGCCCAGGAGAACATTATGCTCGATAAATCGAAGAGCACGGACCGGATCGACCCACTAGCAGCATTGATTAACGCTCATGCCCGAGCGATGTTTGCGAATGCCGAGTCGGTTGATGTATCGGAATTTGCGACCGATGACTTTTTAGACAGACTGTGGGGTTGATAAAGTGGAAAAATTACAGAAAATCTTTCGTGATTACGCGGAAGATTTTTTTATTTTCATCGGACTGATACTCATTAACGTCGCGACGTTCCGGTTAAGCGTGACGGCAGGGCTGTATATGCTTGGTTTTTCTTGTTTAGCCGTTGGCATTTTTACAGCGCTGCATCCACCGAAGCGTTATCCGCCGTGAGGGAGGTGAAAACTGAATGTTTTTCCGGCGTGCTTTGGAGCGAAGAAGTACTGAATACATGGAATACAGCCTAAATGATCCAGCGCTTTTAGATTTTCTCGGCATTTCTCCTAGTGAGGTCAATGTTTACGGAAAAAACGCGCTGAAAGAGGCAACCGTTTACGCTTGTATCAAGATTTTAGCGGAATCGCTGTCCAAGCTCCCATTGAAGACGTATCGTGAAGACGAAAACGGCGTCAATAAGGCAGTGAAGCACTATTTATATAGGTTGCTAAAGCTTCGTCCCAACCCGTATATGTCAGCGTCTGACTTCGCCAAATGCAATGAGACACAACGGAACATATATGGAAATGCGTACGTTAACATCGAGACAGATGAAAAGGGTCGGATTGTGGGACTTTGGCCGATCGATGCAGGTAAAGTGCGTATTTGGATCGACGATATCGGCCTTTTCAGCAGCAAAAATCACATCTGGTATGAAGTCGATGTCGGAACCGAGCGGCGGAAGCTCATGCCTAATGAGCTATTGCACTTTAAAAGTGGCGTCACGCTCGACGGTATTGTCGGCGTTCCTCCTCTTGATTATTTGCGGGCGACGGTGGAAAATGCGGCAGCGGCCGGCAGGTTTATCAATAATTTTTACAAACAAGGGCTGCAAGTGAAAGGGATCGTCCAGTACGTGGGCGATCTCAACCCAGAAGCGCAGAAGAAGTTCCGAGAAAAATTCGAGGAAATGTCATCGGGGCTGAAAAACAGCCATCGCATCGCGCTCATGCCGATTGGATATGAATTTAAGCCGATCAGTTTGACGATGTCCGATGCGCAGTTTCTTGAAAATACGGAGCTAACAATCAGGCAAATCGCAACGGCTTTTGGTATCAAAATGCACCAACTCAACGATTTAAGCCGGGCGACCCACACGAACGTGGCGGAGCAACAACGACAATTCTACGTAGATACACTGCTCCCAATTCTAACGATGTACGAGCAGGAAATGACGTACAAGTTATTCCTAGACAGTGAACTAGACGCTGGCTATTATGTGAAGTTTAATGTCGATAGTATTTTGCGCGCTGACATTAAAACGAGATATGAAGCCTATGCGATTGGTATACAGAATGGATTCCTTGAGCCCGATGAAGCAAGGGCGAAGGAAGATTTGCCACCTCGACCTGGAGGCAATCAGCTCATTGTCAACGGGAACTATATCCCTCTAACAATGGTAGGTCAGCAATACATGAAAGGAGGTGGTGACAGTGGGCAATCAAACACCGAAGGAAATAAAGGAAATTCGGGCGCTGCCAGTGAAAATTGAAGTCCGTCAGTCGGCCGAGGAAGAAGAAAAACGCACCATCTCCGGGTCGATCAAGTACAACACCGAAAGCGCGGAGATGCGTGATTGGTGGGGCGACACGTTTGTCGAAGAAATCGCGGCCGGCGCGTTTGATGAGAGCTTGAAAACACGCGGGGTTGTCGGGCTCTGGTCGCATGACACGGCCAAAGTGCTCGGGAACACGAAAAGTGGAACGTTGCGCCTCGAGAGTACGGAAAAGGAGCTGCGGTTTGAGCTGGATTTGCCGAACACCACGGTCGGCAACGATGCCTGGGAGATGATCAAACGGGGAGATGTCGATGGTGTATCGTTTGGCATGCGGGTCACAAAAGACAAATGGTCGCAAGTGGATCGCGACGGAAAGAAGATTTATAAGCGGTCCATTTTGGATGCGGAACTGTATGAAATTTCCCCGGTGGCTTTTCCGGCTTATCCGGCCAATGAAGTGTCTGTCCGGTCGCTTGATGAGTACCGGGAGCAGCAAAAACGCGCCTCAAATGAATACAAAAAACGGAAACTAGCCATCGAGTTAGAGCTGATGTAATCGGCTCTTTTTTTATTTAACTATGGGAGGTTGAAAGAGTATGGGGAAAGAACTGCGTGAGATGTTGCAAAAACTGGAGCAGATGAAAGCGGAAGTCCGCACTCTCTTAACAGAGGATAAAGTCGATGAAGCCGAAAAACGTATGGAAGAAGTACGAGCGCTGCAAAAGAAAATTGAAGTACAGCGGCAATTAGAGGAAGAGGAGCGTGGCGGATTGGGCCTTGGCGGTGCGTATTCAGCCAGCAATGAAACACGCGCTGTCACGAAGGAAGATGCCGAATTGGAACAGGAGTATCGACAAATCTTCATGAAGGCGATTCGCCGGCGCCCGGTTTCTTCGGATGAGCGAAGCATTATTGCAGAATACGAGAAGCGCGCTGTCATGAACGAAGGTGGGACTAACCCGGCTATCACGGATGGGGATTCGTCTTTAATCGTTCCAAAGGACATTCAGACGCGCATTAACGAGATCATGCGAGCGCAAAACGATCTGTCTCAATATGTGCGCGTCGAGGAAGTGACCACCTTATCGGGCTCGCGTGTGCTGGAGAAAGACGAAACGATGACACCGTTTGCGTTGATTGATGAATACGGCGTGCTTCCGGAAACGGATAATCCCAAATTCGTGGCTGTCTCGTACTCTGTGAAAAAACGTGGCGGCATTTTGCCTATTACTAACGAGCTTTTGGCTGACAGCGATCAGAATATTATTAATTACATCACGCGCTGGATTGGTAAAAAGGCTGTGGTTACACGCAATAAGTTGATTACGGATCTTCTGCTGACTATGACTCCGAAAGATTTAGCTGATCTTAAAGTGGTGAAAAAAGTATTTAACGTTGACTTGGATCCGGCTATTAGCTTGAGCTCGATTGTTTTAACAAACCAAGACGGATATAACTGGCTCGATAGCCAGCAGGATACGAACGGTCGTTTCTTGCTTCAGGATGACATTACACAGCCAGGACGGAAGCTGTTGTTTGGCCGTCCGGTCGTCGTATGTTCCAATCGCTATTTGCCGTCGATCACCGGAACGACGAACAAGGCTCCCATTTTCATTGGGAATCTTGAAGAGCTTATCGTGTTGTTCTCGCGGCGATTCTTTGAGTTGGCGGCAACGAAAGAAGGCGGCGATGCATTTAAACGTGATACGACGGATTTACGTACGATTATGCGCGATGATATTAAATTCTGGGATACCGGCGCGGCTGTATATGGCCAATTGACACTGAGCTAATGACGGGGGTTATCCCCGTCCCCTTTTATTGGGGGTGATTGTTTTGATTATTACGCTTGATGAAGCGAAGCAATGGCTGCGCGTTGACCATAATGACGAGGATAGTTTAATTAGTACGCTGATTAGTGCAGCGGAAAAGTACTTGGTTAATGCGACAGGAAATACGTTTGACAGTACGAATGAGTTGGCGAAGCTGCTCTGCTACGTTCTAGTCGCCGATTGGTACGAAAATCGTGACATGATCGGCAAGACGAGCGAGAAAGTGCGGCATACGGTCGAAAGTATCGTGGCCCAGCTGACTCATTGCTACGATAGCACGACAATGTAGAAAGGGGAAGGATCCATGAGCGAGAAGGCCGAAAAGCGTGCTGAAAAGGAACTGAAAAGCCTTGTTTTGGTGTCCCCATCGGGGCATAAATACGAGGTGACGGTGTCGGATGCTGGAAGTTTGATTGTAGCTTATAAAGGTACTGGGGAATGATGAGGTGATGAACCCGGGTTTATTCCGTCATCGCATCACTTTTCAAAAATATAACGAGAGTGCAGTGAATGAAAACGGATTTCCTCTTGAAGAGAATCAGCGATGGCAAGACATAAAAACTGTCTGGGCAATGATAAAGACGCTTCAAGGTCGCGAATACTACGAAGCCGCAACGACTCAAAACGAAAATACGATTCGTTTCATCGTTCGATACACAATAGGTATCAATCCGGACATGCGCATCAAATACAAGGGTCGGATGTTTGAAATTCTCTCTGTCATCAATGACGATGAGCGTAATGTCACGATGACGATTGTCGCGAAGGAAGTGATGTGATGGGCTTTAAATTAGAGGGGATGCAAGAGTTGTTAAAGAAGTTGGAAACGTTGGGGAACGAAGCTGAGCAAGTCAAACAAGAGGCACTTATGGCGGGTGCAAAAGTGGTTCAGGAAGCGGCTTCGCAAAAAGCTCCACGAGACACGGGAAAACTTGCTGAAAGCATCGTCATTTCTGATATCAAGGAAGATGGAACTGTCGATATCGGACCGGATCGCGATCGTTTTTATGGACTGTTTGTCGAATTTGGTCGAAAAGCGGGAGAGAAAAAAGGTCGAAAGTATCCAAAAAGTAGCCCTCATCCCTTTTTGCAGCCGGCTTTTGAGGAGAACATTGATCGGGTGCAGGATGAAATGGCTGATGTCATCCGGCGGGAGTTGAGGCTATGAGCTTAAATAAGATGATCATTGACACACTAAAACCTCTCGGTGTTCCAGTCGCGTTTCAAACGTATGAGGGAAAAGAAAAGACGTATATCACCTTTTTTGAATACAACCAGTTTTCAGCGCTCAATGCAGACGATGAGGAACAACAAACGGCACACTTTTTTCAAATTGACATTTGGAGCAAAACCGACTATACCGATCTAGCGCAAAAAGTCAAAGAAAGAATGATAACAGCAGGATTTCGGCGCACATCGGAAGTGGATTTATTCGAACAAGAAACAAAAACGTACCATAAAGCAATTCGATTTTCTTATGTTTGTTAGGAGGGGATACGATGGCAGTTATCGGTTTGAAACATCCATATGTTGCTAGGTTGATTAAAGACGATCTCACCGGTGTTCAGTACGATACGCCGAAGCGATTGGCGAAAGCAATTGAAGCAAAAATTAGCCCTAAGATAAATACAGAAACGTTGTATGCGGATGACGGACCAGCTGAAGTGGCTTCCTCTCTTGGGGAAATTGAGGTGGAATTCGCAGTGGATGATATCTCAACTGAAATGCAGGCATTTTTGCTAGGTGCAACAATTAATGATGACGGTGTCGTCATTCAAAAAAGCACTGATATTGCACCATATGTTGCACTCGGTTTTATTCTTCCTCTGTCGAATGGGGGACAGAAATACGTATGGCTGTTTAAGGGGAAGTTCGAATTGCCCGAGGAGCAATACAAAACAAAGGGCGATAAGGTTGAATTCCAAACGCCTACACTGAAAGGGAAATTTGTAAAGAGGGAATTTGATGAAGCATGGAAAGCATCGGTGAATACGAAAGATCAAGGTGTTGATCCAGCAGTAATTCAAAACTGGTTTAGTGCTGTATATCAAGAGACAACAACGCTGTAAAGGGGCTGACCCAAAAGGTCGCCTGCCTTCAAGATAGGCACAACATACAGTGCGGCAGAAGCAGTCAGTACGTATATATAGCGACGAAAGAGGGCGTCCCGGTCCTTTTGGGACACCCTCTTTTTCAATTTCATAACATGGAGGAATGAATATGCAAGTTACATTGTTAATCGATGGCCAAGAAAAAACATTTACCATTCCGTTCGTAAAGGCGCGTATGTTTCGTCGCGCATTGGAACTACGTAAAAAATATGACTTTAACAATATTGATGTGGAGGCGCTGGATTCCATCATTGCTTTTATTGTCGAACTGTTTAATGGGCAATTTACGGTCGATGAATTTTACGATGGTATTGCGGCAGATCGCCTCATCCCGACAATTTCAGACTGCATGAATAAAGTCATTGGAGTGGCGAAAACGAGCGACCCAAACGTGTAACGGGGTCTGAAATGGACCCATATGACGCGGTGAAAGAGTTTTACTTAACACACATTAAAAACGGCATACCGATGTATCTCGTGGATGAGATGGACATCGGTTTTTATTTTGAACTTTTGGATTACGCAGAAGAAAAAGAGACACGAAAAGAACGGCTGATGATTGAGCAGTTGTTGTAAAGGTGGTGAAAAGATGGCGGAAGTGGGTACGTTGCGAGTGTCGCTTGGTTTAGATAGCGCGAATTTCACAACGAGCCTTGAGGCAGTCAATCGCAAACTTCGGCTTGTTGATGCTGAGTTTAAAGCGGCTATTGGTGGTGTAAAGGATTTTGAAAATAGTCTAGAAGGATTGCAAATTAAAGCGGAATCCCTCACACAAAAGCTACAGTTACATGAGGCGAAAGTAGCTGAGCTAAAGCGCCGATACGAAGAAAGTGCGCAGACGAAAGGTAAAGACGCAGCTGAAACCGAGAAATTGCTCATCGCTTACAACAAAGCTGTTGCAGAGATGAAAAAGACTGAAGCTCAGTTGCAACAGACAAATAAAGAAATTGAAAGACAGACGGACGGCTTTACTAAGCTGGAGCAAGCGGTGACGCAAAGTTTGCAGAAAATCGATCAACAGCTCAAAGTCATTGATTCCGAATTTCGTGCTGCAACAGCTGGAATCGAAAATTTTGGTTCAACGTCTGAACAATTGCGTACGAAAGCAAATAGCTTAGCTCAAACACTGGAATTACAGAAAACGAAAGTATCAAAATTAAAGCGACTATATGATGAAAGCGTAAAGGCAAAAGGTGAGGATGCGAAGGAAACGAATGATCTTTTAATTGCTTACAACAGGGCGACGGCGGAAATGAAAGAAACTGAAGCCCAGCTACGACAACTAAACCAAACGATTCAACAACAAGCAACAGCCTGGGGACAACTCCAAACAAAATTGAACGAAACCGGCCAACGCTTGCAAGACGTCGGAAATAATCTTCAATCATCGGGAGCGCAAATTGCTGCCTCATTCGGTGTAGCGAGTGCAGCAATCGGTGGAGCGCTTGGTTCAGCAGTGAAAAAGTCAGCGGATTTTGAAGCGCAACTTTCCCGGGTTGGTGCAGTCGCAAATGCAACGCCAGCGGAACTAGAAAAGCTAAAGCAAGCGGCGCTTGATCTCGGTGCGACGACTTCAAAATCAGCAACAGAGGTCGCTCAAGGGATGGAAATTATGGGGCAAATGGGGTATAGCACAAATCAGATTCTTGCCGCAATGCCAGGGGTCATCGCAGCGGCGGAAGCATCCGGCGAGGATATGGCGCTAGTGGCTGATACAGTATCGGCGGCGCTGAACTCTTTCGGTCTTGAAGCATCCGAAGCATCCAGAGTGGCAGATGTTCTCGCGCAAGCAGCCAATGATTCAGCGGCCGGCATTCAGGATATGCAATATACCTTCAAGTATGCCGCACCAGTAGCAAAATCGCTTGGTATTTCCCTCGAAGAATTGGCAGCCGCCACAGAAATTATGGCCAATAATGGTATTCGAGGAGAACAGGCTGGTACAACATTGCGTGGGGCTCTTATTCGATTGTCTGAGCCACCAAAAGAGGCGCGAGAGGCATTAGCTTCATTAGGCATCCAAATAACGGATGCGCAAGGTCAAATGCTACCTTTTAGCGATATTATCGGCCAGCTATCTGAAAAAACGAAAAATATGAGCAACGCCCAAAAACTCGCTGCATTGTCTACTATTTTCGGCACAGAAGCCGCCAGCGGAATGCTGACAGTAATTGAAGCTGGGCCGCAAAAATTAGACTCTTTGACAAAATCCCTCCAAAATTCAAGCGGGGCATCAAAAGAAGCAGCCGAAAAAATGAAGGATAACTTGAAAGGAGCACTCGAAGAACTAGGTGGCGCTATTGAAACCGCACAAATTTCGATTGGTGATGCGCTAGCTCCAGCAATACGTATCGTCGCTGAGGCTCTACAAGGTTTATTTAATGCTTTCAACAGTTTACCAACAGGTATGCAGCAATTTATCGCAATTGGAGCGGCTATTTCAGCTGTTTTGCTCGGGATCGTTGCATCCATTGGCATTGTATTGTCGATTGTGGGAACCGCTATGCAAGGGTTTGGGGCGTTGGCAAGTGTGATGGCCGATGCCGGCGGAATGGTAGGGGTTTTTTCAAGAGCGATTGCCGTTATTACTGGTCCAGTAGGGATTGCGATCGGGGCAATTGCTGGATTAGTAGCTATCGGTGTTGTGCTATATAAAAACTGGGATGAAATCAAGGCGTTTTTATCGGCAACATGGGAGGGGATCAAGGCAGTAGCAGTGATAGTTTGGGATGGGCTGAAAACGTATTTTACAACGATTTTTAACATTTACAAAACAATCTTTACAACCATATGGGAAGGAATTAAAAGGGTAGTCATAACAGTTTGGGAAGGGCTAAAAACAGCAGCTACAGTCATCTTTGAAGGGATAAAGGCTTATTTTACGGCCGTACTCAACATATATCAAACGATTTTCATGACTGTGTGGAACACAATTAAAACAGCTGTTGTGGCTGTATGGAACGGATTAAAAACAACGGCAACGACTATTTTTAATGCGATAGCGTCATTTTTATCGAATGTATGGAATGGTGTCAAAACGAGTATCAGTAATATCGTGAGTAGCTTATCTTCTACAGTACAAAACACGTTCAATAGCTTAAGAAGCGCCATTTCTAATATTTTTGGAGGTGTAAAAGAAACATTAATTAGCATATGGGAGGGGATTAAAAACACCGCGAGAAATTGGGCGAGTAGCTTTGTAGAAATCGGGAAAGACTTGCTTCGGGGTATATGGAATGGTATGAGCAACATGGCGGATTGGCTATGGGACAAGGTTAGATCTATGCTCTCTGGGCTAACAGATAAAATCAAAAACTTTTTCGGCATTCGCAGTCCGAGCCGTTTGTTCGCAGAGTACGGAGGATATTTGTCACAAGGTTTGGCAATCGGTATTACTGACGATGCAAAGCTGGCAGAAAACAGTGTTGTTGATATGGCAAAACGAGTAGCAAAAGCTGGTCAACAAATCGGCAACATCGCTCTACCAAGCATAAAGCCAGCAGCGATTCAACATGTTGTTGAAACGAACATCGTTGGTAACGTTACGTCAGCGGCTTCGGGTGCAGGACCGACAATCATCATCGAAAATATGGTCGTTAGAAACGACGAGGACATATATCGTATTTCACGCGAGCTATATTCCATCACTCAATCCTCCCGTAAAGCAAGGGGAATGAGATAATGGCTAAGGGGTTTTCGTTCAACGGAAAGCATACAAGGGAAATGAGTATTCTTGTTACAGATCTGAAGATACCACTTGTATCGAATATGAAGGATACCTATGAGTCTGTACCTGGGCGCGATGGCAGTATTCTTTTCCCGGGCTGGTTAGATGATAAGAGGATGGAATGCACGCTTGGGATCCGTTGTACACGGTCTGAACGAATCGCTAAACTACGTGAAGTAGCGCGATGGCTCTATACAAAAGAGCGGAAACAGCTGATTTTTGACGACTCACCGGATGTCTACTATATGGCAAAGGTATTAGGGCAAGTGGACGTGGAACATTTGCAAGGCATATCGCTTGTCAAGGTGGCGTTTCAAGCCGAACCATTCGCATATAGCGTCAATAAGACAAGCGTGTCTAAGCAAGTAACTGCAAGCGATAAGCAAGTTACTCTAGTCAATAATGGAACATACGATGTTTTTCCGTTAATAAAGGTATCAAATGCGAATACAAATTCCTTGTCTTTGACGGTTGGGGGCGACAAACTAACTATTTCAAACACACTTCAAACAAGCGATGTACTGACGATTGATTGTGACGAAATGACCGTTTTATTGAACGAGACGAACGTTTTAGACAAAACGACGGGCACGTTTTTATCATTGAAGCCGGGAACGAATGTCATGACTGTTGAGGCACAGAACACACTAAATGTTTTGGTGGAATGGCGCGAACGATTTTTGTAGGAGGTGAGAGCGTTGAGCTTCTCAAGAAAAATCGAACACCAGATGGTGCTGTATGATCTTGCGGGGAAACCTCTTGGTGTTCTGAAAAATGCCTACAATATTGCGCATGAAGAAACGCTGAATGATGCAGAAGTGCTCACGTTCTCACTTCCTCGTGACGATCGCCTTGCCCAGGTGATGATGAACGACATGGAAATCATCTATATGGGCAGGCGCTTTTTTATTTCTGAAATGAACGACGGACGCGATACCAACGGAAAGCCGATTTTCGATGTTGTTTGCCCGTCTTATTTCGTGAAATTGCTCGATACATTTCTAATTGAAATTACCATTGACCGCAAGACGCCGAAAGCAGGACTGGAGCAAATTATTTCGCGCACAGGTTGGGTAGTTGGACGTGTAGAAGCGCTGTCGTCACAAGAAACGCAGCATTCAATGAGCGAAAAGAGGAAGTCAGCACTTTGGGCAATTCGGCAGTGGGCGAAAATCACAGGGCATGAAATTCAATTTGACACGGTGAAAAAAGAAATCAACCTTGTCAAACAGGTTGGGACGAATCGCGGCTATGGCTTTCGGTATCGTAAAAACTTGAAAGAAATCAAACGGACAATCCGTGCCCCTGAAGCGACAGTCATTTACCCATACGGAAAAAATGGACTGTCGATTGAGAGTGTGAATGATAATAAGCCGTATGTTGAGGACTACTCTTGGTATACGAAACTAGGAATTCCATTGATTGAGGCAAAGCAAAAATATCGCAAAGAGTACGTTTGGGAAGATGAGCGATTTTTGCTCGCTGGCGACCTCATGCGCGCGGCACAAGAAAAGCTAAAAGTATTGTCTCAGCCTGTGATTTCATATCAGTGTAAGGTCATCGATCTATCTGCACTGACAGGTAATTCACAGTATGAGTTTTCTGTTGGGGATTATGTGAATGTGTTTGATGATGAACTTGGAATCAACGTTCAGACACGTATTGTTCGTATGCGGCGTTTCCCAGACGAGCCGTATCGAAATGAAGTGGAGTTGTCGTATATCATTCCGGGCATTCATATGCAAGAGCAAGATCAACTCACTTCATCGGATGTTTCTTTGTCCCAACCGTCTTTTATTATGGGAACGAATGAAAAAACACTTTCTATCGGAACATCTGTACAAACAGCTCTTTCTCTTGTTATCACAAACTTTAGTTCTGCGAATGCGCAGGTCGGGCTGTCACTCATTGGACAAGCATCTACAACGATGAACGTTGAAATTTCGTTTATGTATGGAGGAAAGCCGATTTTTAATACAATTAAACAAACATGTCAAACTGGATTTGTGACAATCGGCGTCCCTTTCTTGTTGTTGCAAATGCCTCCCGGCTCAGCTTTTTTTGATGTGCAAATGAAAACAAGCGCAGGAACATTGACCATTGACCCGCGTGGGCTTCAGGTGTTTGTGTATGCGGCGAACTTGCTCGGCGGTATTTCCGATCGCTTGCCGCGTGCGAATGTGACGGAAGAAATTCAATGGAAAAACGTTATTTCTCCATACACAAGCCGTTTCCAATCGGTCGTTAACGGTCAAATTGTCAGTACGCAAGTTGTTGTTCCTGTATCTGCGAATATCACGGAAGCTATCAACCAATGGCGAACGCACGACCAAATCCGGCTGTTCCCGGCGGTGTCGAGTACAGTACAAATCACATTGAAATGAGGTGAATACCGTTGGAATTTGATATGGAACGTGTCTATCATTCGCTCGCTAGAAAAGAAAATTTCGTGGCTGGTGAAGTCATTGAAATGTTGAAGCAAAAAGTCAGTTCGATTCCACTTCGGGGTTTCACAAAAATTGAGCTATTTGATGAAAAGCGATTCGGGAAAAAAGTTGAAGAAGTTACGGCCGAAAATTTTATTTCCATTAATATGAAGGACTATCTTGAGTACATTTTGATGAATGAGTATTCAAAAATAGGGGTTGGACTGAGTGGAACGGATATGATGCCGTTAACTTATAGGGAATTCCCATTTAATGTGTTGGCTCTGACAACAGATTCAAGACCTGAAAATCCTCAGATAGAGAGGGTTGTGATGGGGGATATTATTGGTTATTCATTCAAAAATCAGTACGTCGGTTCTGATGCGCGAAGAGGGACATTAAATTCTGCTGAAAGTTATCGAGACCGTTCAATGGCTCATTTTGTATTTGATTTTGCGACTAACGCTGCAAATGGTACGTTTTCATCGGTTGTATGGTATGCAGATGAAGGAAGTTCTTCGTCAATATCAAGACAACTGTACTATCAAAAAAAATATGAGTGGTATGTACAATTAAAGGGGATTAATGGCTTCTCGAACAGCAACGACGATTATCGCGGTGGCCTTTGTTTTGATGGATCAAATTTTTGGACGCTAGAATCAACCGGAAGTGGAGCGAAAAAAATAGTAGAAATACTGGTTACACCGGGGACGAATGGAAAAAATGCGACTTTTACGATCGGACGTATATGGGATTCGCATGTTTCGGGCACTTATTCTGTGTTACTTGATATGACATCTGACGCTGATTTCATTTATTATGTGAGGGGGAGCCAAGGTACAGCCAATACCATATATCTAGTGAAAAAATCAGATGGCACAAGGAATACAATTGTCCTGTCAGGGTTTAGATATTTATACGGTATTGAGCGAGTAGGGGCATATTTCTATATATTAGGGGAATCATCGACACAAGTAAATGGAACATACCCTTTACGCTGGGCAAAATATGATAGTAGCTTCAACATCATTGAGGCGAAAAATATTTTGGACAATGGTTATGCCTACGGGATGGCATATAACCAGCAGAAAAACGAAATCGCGGTTCGTACAAACGATGGTATTTATATTTTTGATTTACAAATGAATAGATTATCATACCCAATCGCACAGCCAAGCGTACCTGGTTATTACCCTGGAATAGCAGTTAAAGATGGGGAGTATTTTTTACGTAATCAATATTCATTTTTCATGGCCGAATTAGGATCGTTAGGAGCGCGAAACCTTCTTCCGACACCTGTGACGAAAACAAGCACAAATACGATGAAAGTAACATATGACTTTATTTTTGGGTAG